TATGTGCAAATCGATTGCCTTTCTAGCCGTTTCATTGACCATCACTGCCTTTGTCCGTTCCAGATCGTCAATTTCACGTTGAATGCTTCGAATACGCATTTGAATCACTTCTTCTGTTGTCATGATGGACCACCTCGCTAAAAACGCTCTTCCTTGAACGTATTCCGATATTTTTTAGCTAATATCAACGGCACTTGATATTGATGACAGAACAACTTTGCCTTGATCTTAAAGTCTTTTGTCTGCATTCCTTTAACATCTACGACTTTGACAAGTTTGCCGTTTTTATAAAATGTGAAGTCGGGAATATACTCGATCTTGCGATACTTCTTTCCGTCTAGTTCAAATTTCGGCATCAGCTCAAATCGTTCCTGAAGTTTTACTTTCCAGCCGTTCGCTTCAGCTTGCCATAAGGCTAGATCGTAGTACTCTGCTTCTGCGATAGAATCGAACTTGATACCTCGATGGATAGTTTTTCGATTACGATATTTATTCATTCTCAAGAAGCGACTCCTTTTTAGCCTGATAAGCAGCAAAGCGGGCTTCTAATTCTGCTTTTTTATCAGGATCTAGCGTCTTTTCTTCTTGTGGTTTGTTGACCCAATCAGGTAACTTTTCACGCCGTACATTGTTTTGACGTTTAGGAAGATAGTTTTGTTTTTTCTTGTTTTTAAAAGCTTCTTGGGCTTTTTCTGCTGATTCCATTGTCTTAATTCCTTGATTACTCCATGAATTTAATATCGCTTCAACGTATTTTTTCAATCCTGGCATCTCCACGTTATTTTCGAAAGCTAATTTAAAAGCAAAGAGAATCATATCTGCTCCCCAAGTTTTAATCATCGGTCCTAATGCTCCTTGCAAAAGTCCAGTAGGTGCTTTCCCCCAGTTTTTTTGGATGAACTCATACACGCCTATATCATCTTCTTTATTTGTCTTGTTTTGTTTTGTATTGTTTATATAAGCTGAAGGATTTACTGTAGAATCTACTGAAGGATTTACTTCCCTATTTACTTTCGGATTTACTTTACTATCTACTGGAATATTTCCAGTAGCGGAGTTTTCTACCGTATTATCTACTGTAGTTTTTACTGTAAAATTTCCAGTTAGATCAGAAAGAATATAAACTCCAGCTTTTGTACGACCTCTCTTTTTATATTGAAGGAGTCCGTTTTGGATCAATTGATTACGATTGTTAATCAATGTTTTTTCAGACGTTTTAGTCATTGCTTGTAGCCTTGTATTGGCAATCGATAATTCGCTCTGCCATCCACTTTTGTTTGCTATAGCCATTAGCTTATACCAAAGCAGTTGGGGACCAGCGCCAAGCTCGTTATATTCAAGCCAATTGTCAAAAGCATTAAGCTGTCCGATGTAATCCAATTGTGTTCCTCCTTTCGTTCTAGTAATTTGAGGGAGAAAACTCCCTCATTATTTGTTTAACGGCGGATTAGATGCATCAAATAATCCAGTTTGTACATCTTCGTTTTCTTCAGAAATAACCTCTGCTTCTTTTCTTTCGGGAATATCTTCCTCAACTTCTGTTTCAGCAATAATGCTGCCATCTTCTTGAACTCTTTGGACTCTCTCATCCGATGTGGTAGCTTCTTGCATTTCAATGGATAAGATCCCCCATTTAGAAAGAAGATTTCTCAAAACAGTTTTTCGAGCCATCGCATTGTAATCTGATGCCCACACACCGCTTAATTTGGTTTTGTCTCGATCTTTATTGTTAGCAATTCGATGAGCTTCAATTTCTTGTTTGGTCCAATAGACAGTTTTCTTGAATCCATTCAGTAATTCAAAATAGCCAACATATCCAATGACTTCATCAGATGTTCTACCATTTGGATCAAACTCAAACTCTTCTGTCAGTCGGTTCCAGCTTTTTAGTTCTCCTTCGTAAACTTCAATCACATTTAATGCTTTGTATTTACCTGATCGTTGGGCTAATTGGATATATCCTTTATAGCCAAGCATAAATTGAGCTTTCTTTTCCCATTTACCTGTTTGCTTGTTTTTACTATTGAATGGAACTAAATATGCATAACCTAAATTCTTATCTAGCCCAAGATTTAATGTTGCAGCAGTTAACGCACCACTCATGATAGACATCGGTTCACTATCTGCAAGATAACTGTCATTAGATACAAGAGTCATAACATTCGACATAAAAGCATTAGCATTGTCATGAAGTACTTCTTCAAATTTCTTTCTCATTGTTGGTGTATTCATTAGAGCTTTAAGCCCTAACTGTCCTGGTGCAACTTGTTTCTGTGGCTTTTCTGCCAATTGGTTTTTTAACGATTCATTTGTTGCCATTGTTTTTTTCCTCCTTCAGCGGTAATCCGCAAATCACACAATAATTCCATGATGGTTCTCGAAGTTCGCTTCCACACCGTAGGCATTTATTCATTATTTGATCTCCTTTTCGGTTAGTCTTCTTGATTCAGTAACGTTATAAATCTCTTCGTCATTTGCGATATCTGGATATTTCTCTGCTAGTTTCTTCGTGTTCATGCGTTTAGTACTAACAAGTTTCCAGCTGATGATGTTCCTTTGTGTAATGCCAATACTTGCCTCACGTTTTCCTAGCTCGCTGATAATCTCGTTGTCTACTTGACGGATAGCTGACTCAATTTCTTTTTTCGTCCGCTTGAGTTCTCTTTTTTGCTCGATAAGTTCATCAAAACGCGATGGTAGAGCTGTTTGATTTTCTTCTACATCTGCATATTTTTCTTTTAAGAAGTCAGCAGTCGCTTCACTTCCGTCAATTACAGGCTCGATACCTTCAACTACATTTGTTTCCCAAAATTCAACCAAGCGTTCTGTAATCGTATCGATCAATTCTTGATCTCTCGCAATTCGCTTCCAAATGAATCTTTGTCCGCCAATCAACACAGCGATATAACAATAATCTTTATTTAAAACATTCATATAATGTTGAACCTGACAGAGATAGCTAAGCGGGACTTCTTCTCCTTCCCACTCTTTACCAAGAAATTGGTTAGCTGTTTTGCATTCAAGAATGGCGTTTTCCCCTACTACGTCACGATCAATATTTGCTCTTAAAAATGGATGTAATGGATGTTCAAATACTTGGTTTCTTCTACGTACTTTTTTGCCTGTTCGTTCTTGAAATTCTTTGGCAACAACTTCTTCTAAAACATTGCCCCAATAAGCTGGTTCATTTTCTGATTCTTCAAGTACGACTTGTCCTGTTTTTTCTAGCCAGAGTTGATAAGGTGATTTCCACTTATTCAATCCTAAAATCGTTCCGACATCAGAACCTCCGATGCCTTTCTTACGGTCTTCAAGCCATTCTTGACGGCTCATTTCTAAGGTAGATTTACTCATCGTCTTCCTCCTCTTTATGTGGCGTGCCCCATTCGGGAGTCGTCAAATACTGATCGAGCGCTTGTCCAAAATCATTCATTGTTTTAGCCTTCCTTTCGTGCTAAAATACAGTTAAGTTATTTTGATATGTTGCCGATTAGCGATTGCCGTCGCTGGTCGGTCTTTTTTGTGTTGGCATTTTGAAACTTTCTCTTACAGCAGTAACCGTTACTAAGGTTCCCCAATAAATAAGTGCATATGCTGGATTAATACTTGCCAGTACGATTGCTACTAGACTCATAAGCAAAGCGCTCTTGACAGTCATTTTAAATACAGTTTTCATTTCTTTCTCTCCTCTCTATATTTAGCAATTTCGCTAGCAAGATCTTCATTCATATGATTCTCTAAAAATCGAGCGACTTCAGTTTTAGGAATTCTAATTTCACCGAGTTTCAAAAAACCGATGTATCCCATCTCAATCAAATCTTTAACATTTTGAGGATTTGTTGTTATAGCTAGTGCCGCTTCAGTAACTGAGTATGTTAATTTTTCAATGTTTCTTTTATTGTTGCGCTTCAAGACAACTTTTTTTGGAAAAATATTTTCCAATGTTTCCATTTCCATCATCCTTTCATATATCCTTGTGCTACCCAGTACGACAGCCGTTCCTCACTAAGCTTGCGAATATCGATTCCAAGTATTTCGCATAATGCACTTATTAGTGTTACTTCCACCATGATTTCATCTAAAAATTCATAAGCATATGCAATGATTTGTTGACGATCATCAACAGTTAAGTAATTTACTTGTTTAAGAAGAATTTTCTCTACTTCTTGCTTCTTCTGTTTCCGCTCATCTGATTCAATCATTTGCAACTTGTCTAATGATGAAGGATCTCTCCTATAAACATCACCATCTATTGATTTAAATAAACCAAAGAACTCATGAATCACTTGAAGAGTGAAATCTGAATCTCTAAAATGATCCGTTAACGCCTGAGCATTTTCCAACGTCACGGGCTTCGTATTAAGCAATGTTGTCCAATCGCTTAATGACTGTTGAGAGACGTTGATTTGTCTTGCTATTTCCTTTTTGGTCTCACCACTCTTATTAATTACTTCGACTAACGATTCTCGAATAACACTTGATTTTTTTAACAGTTTAAACACCTCATATTCTTATTCGCCCGTATATCAATACGAGCAATTTTTTTATACTATTAATTTAAAGAATCAAACGAAAGCTGCTTCGTCTAATTCACGTTCAAGCTCTTTTTGGACTTCTTCAACTAGACGATCGAGTTGATCATCATTTGCACATTTGATGATGTGGACTAGTCTAGGTCTAGCATCAAGTACGATGTTTATTTTTTCTTGTCGTGTCATTTGGAAGTCCCCCTTGTTTTTAACTCATTTTTGTAGTTAAAAGCCATAAAAAAAATTTTTTCTTTAGGAACATGAAAAATATCTTCTAGATGTTGCATCTGGGAAGGCTTAGGCAAGGTACGTCCTACCTCCCAAGAACTGATTGTTTTTTGGGATACTTTTAATAAAGACGCTAGTTGAGATTGAGAGATCCCTTTTCTAGATCTTATTTGTCCCATTTTGTTTTCCATACATTTCCACCTCTCTTTTACTACCTTATGTAGTTATAATATACTACAAAATTTAGTAAGTCAACCACTATTACTACTTTTTTTTGTATTAACTAAATTTCGTTGTACCAACTACGCTTTGTAGTATATAATTTTATTAAAAGGAGGACTTGCTGTGTTAAAAGATCGAATTAAAGAGTTAAGAAAGCAACATGGCTGGACCCAAGCAGAACTAGCAAAAAAAATGAGCGTGTCCCAACAAACTATAGGAAGTTGGGAAGTAGGTCGTGCAGAACCTAATTCAGAAGCACTAACTAAATTAGCTCATCTATTTAACGTTAGTACTGACTATCTATTAAGTAATCATAAAACTCCAGAATGGGCGACTAAAGAAGATATAATTGAATTAGATAAAATGCTCGATTCCAACGTTAACATGGCTTATGGTGGTGAAACATTAACAGATGAAGAGAAACAACGGGTAAAAGATGTTTTGACAGGTCTATTTTGGGAATTTAGAAAAGAAGACAAAAGTAAAGAGAAGTGATTTTCTATGGAGATGGACGTAATTAGTCTAGTTGGCAAACTGAAGCAAAAATATAATTCAGCTAATCCCTTTACTATTTGCGAAAAAATGGATATTCAGATTAGGTATGTTCCTTTTTTGAATAATCCAAAGGGACAATTTCAAGAACTGTTAGGGCGTTCGGTTATTCTTCTAAATCACGAACTAAAGTATTCTGAAGAACGGTTCTATATTTGTGCTCACGAACTAGGTCACGCAATTTTTCATCAAGGTTTATCTAGTTATTATGTCTCTACTCGATCCTCCAGAAGCAAATCAGAAAGCGAAGCGAATTGCTTTGCTGCTAATCTCATTGTTTCTCTTTATAAAGAAGATAATGCTCAATATCCTAGAAAAATTGAGGAATTAACAAATTTGTATGGGCTTCCTGAAAGCGTGTATAGATTTTTAATTTAATTGGCGACTATCACTACCTGCCTTTAAGTGGGAGTAAAAAATATTGTTAGGAGATAAAATTGTGACAATTTTTGACGAACTAGTTCAAAAAAACACCTATCCTATAGTATTTATCGGTTCTGGTATATCAAAACGTTATCTGAAAAATTTTCCTTCATGGTTAGAATTATTAGAACAGTTTTGGCAAGAAATCGAAGAGAAAGATGATTTTTACAGTCACCTAACAGAAATTAGAGAATCATTGCCTTCAGAATTAACTGATAATGAAAAAAACTTTAAAATTAATGTTAGCACTGCAAAATTCATTCACCAAAAATTTAATAAAGCATACAGAGAAAAAAAGATTTCATTACCTGACTTATCTTCAGAAGAAGTCTTTAAAAAATCAATCGATCCATTTAAGTATGCCATAGCTTTAAAATTTAGTTCAAGTGAACTTAAAGATGATATTGACAACGAAGAGTATTCATATTTCTGTGATATGTTAGTTAATTCTAAAATTATTGTTACTACCAATTATGACAAGTTAATTGAAAATATATTAAATGAGAGAAATAATCCTGCAAAAATATATATTGGTCAAAAAGGGTTCTTTGATCCGTATGAAGATTGGGGAGAACTGTATAAAGTACATGGTAGTGTCGTTGACTCTTCCTCCATAGTTATTGATGAAGATGATTACAATACTTACGATGAAAATTCAATTCTTATCAGCGCTAAACTACTTAGTAATATGATCCATTCACCAATAATTTTTTTAGGATATTCTCTAACAGATAGAAATATAATAAAACTCCTATCAGATTTCTCTTCACAAATACCGAATGAAGATTTACGAAAAACAGCAAACAGAATAATAGTTGTAGAATATGACAAAGACAATTTAAGCCTTGATGAAAAACAAATTTACGACCGTGATAGTAATATGAGCTATACACATATTCAGACTGATAATTACAAATTTATATTTTCAAAATTAGCACAAATTGATGAAGGTCTTACTCCTTATGAGGTTAGAAAGTTTAACGGCGTAATAAAAAAACTTGTAGTTGCTTCTGGGCAAAAAGGATCTTTAGACGCTGTATTATTATCACCTACTGAATTAGAGAACATTGCAGATCAAATTGACCAAGGAAAACCAATTGTTTTAGCATTAGGCGATGCTAAAAACATCTTTATTAATCCTACTCCAACTAATTATTTGGAAGATTATATTCTTGGTAAAGATGAGATATTATCTGAAAATGCACTACGTTTCGTGGCAAAAGAAGGAGTTGCAACGAAAAATCCTTTTATAAGACACTACAATAATTTAGATATAGAAAATACAAATTTAGAAAAATGGGAACTTGATAGACTCCAACAAAAAATTAAAGAAAAAGGGCATACACAAATAGACTGTTTAAAAAACAGTATTAACTTATCACATAGAAAAACTTATTATTCATTACAAATGATTATTGATGAACAGACAATTTTAAATAAAAGAATAGATTTAATAACTTTTAACGCTCAAAATTTAGATTTCCAAGAATTAGATGAATATGTCAAAGAGGTGGCATTACCTAATTTTGTTGAAATATACAAAAGAAGAAATCAAAAAGATGGAAATGTAAAATCATCATATAGAAAGCTTTTTATGATGTGGGACATTTTAACTCATGGAGAACTAAAATAGGACTTAGCCCTCGTACCTAAAAATAGATAGTGACTAAGTCCCTTGTTTTTTTAATATTAACAATTTTTGTTTTATAATTCAATAAAAAAGACTTATCTTCGAGCTTTTCTTTTTTGTAATGGCGACTATCACTACCTGCCATTAAGTGGGAGTAAATATATTTTTATTGTTATGGAGGAAGAAATGAAAAAAATAGTTGGGTTAGGATTAATTCTGTTCTCTAGTATTGTACTAGGAGCATGTGGAAATAGTAATTCAAATTCTGATACGCCTAAAGAAACAACCACTGCGAGCTCTACAATGGTTTCTCTTGAATTCAGTAGCTCTGTGGAAAAAAAGACTAATCTTCTATCAAATGATTCAGATTTCGGAAAAATAGCTGATAATGTACCTGATGGAGAATCCATAGAAGTACAAGGTAAACAAGATTATTCAACCAATTTTAATGATAATTCTTGGGCGGGTGTTAACCTAAACATCGATCGTGTCTCAGTTGTGAAAACTACTGATATCAAAGACTATTCTGATAATCAATATAATGGTTTTGTAGCCGTGCATTACAACATAGATAATACACAACAAGATGTATCTATATACCCTAATCAAGCCACAATTGTAACTGACTATGGTGAGCAAGTTGCTGATGGTGGGGTCTTTAATTATGATTCATGGGATGGTGACTTCATGAAAGGAACAAAAAAAGATGGTTGGGGCATCTATCCTTTATCAAAACTTCCTGATGCATCTTCAATCAAATCCCTTCGATTGAAGATTGATTCTAGCTATGAAACTGATAATTATGATGATGAAAACTCGTATCACACATATGATATTAATTTAAATTTACAATAAAGATTGGCCTTCGGGCTTTTCTTTTTAAATACAAAAGAACATAAGTTCGTATACTTCTATTAAAAATACGAATTTTACATCTATTCCCTCTCTATATGTACCAAAAAAAATTAACTATCGTACTAATGACATAGCAATATGAAAGGACTGATTTTATGCGTGGCGGTGTGAGAAAACGTGGAAAACGTTGGTATTATTATTTTGAAGATATCAATGATGATGGCTCAAGGAAAAAAGTGGAGAAAGTTGGCGGAGACACCCGACCAGAGGCCGAAGCTGCTTTACGAAAAGTTTTATCAGATATTGACGAAACAGGACAATACTTTTTAGGTACGGATACTCGAGTAAAACAATACCTTGATTTTTGGATGAAGGAATACGTTAAACTAAATCTAAAATACAACACCTATGAAAACTACCGATTTACCATCAAAAATCATATAAACGGTTATTTAGGAAAGAAAAAGCTTACGGATCTCTCCCCTGCTCTTTTACAAAATTTCATCAATGCTGAATTTAAAAAGGGTTACTCGAAGAAAACAATGACTATTACTCACTCTGTCCTTAAGAATGCGCTGAATATGGCGGTTTATCCTTGGGGGTTAATCAAGCAAAATCCTATGCTGTATGTAAAGATACCAAAATACGAAGAACGACCAACGACTAAAAAAGATCTAAAGATCATTTCTCTTGAGGACTTTGATCATATGCTAGAAATCACTCCTGAAGGCCATCCTTTCTATATTCCTTTGAATATTGGATTTTATACGGGAATGCGCGTTGGCGAAGTTTGTGGTCTGACGTGGGATAATGTCGATTTTTCAAATGGAACAATTACTGTAGAGAAACAAATGGTAAAGAATGATGGCGCATGGGTATATGGTACACCAAAGACAAGCAGTTCCAATCGAACGATTTTTATTGGACAAACCTTGCTAGCAATTCTGAAAAAACATAAGAAACAACAATTAGAAAATCGAATGAAGTATGGAAAGCTCTACATTGATTCAAATGCAGTATGTACAAAGGAAGACGGTGGGCTAGTTACGCCAAGTGTAGTGAAATGGAATACTAGAAGGATATCGAATGCACTCTCCCTCTCTTTTAACTTCCATTCTCTCAGACATACTCATGCTACACTTCTTCTCGAAAATGGCGCAAAAATGAAAGAAATCTCTGAACGATTGGGCCACAGCAGAATTTCAATTACGATGGATACTTACTCGCATGTAACAGATAAGATGAGAAATCAAACGGTCGATATCATGGAAAATCTTAGAAAGAATTCTTGA